CTCCCTTCATAAAAGTATAGGCTTCAACCAAAGCCCCATATAAAAGTGTGTTCGGGGCATTAGTGCTTAACCAAGTAGTTCCGCTGGTGCTACCTGATGTAAGGCTTGTGGGTCTGTAATAATAATGTACTTCAGTCACATAGGCAGCGTCAGGCGTTGGTGCAATAATAAAATTAGTATTATCAAATCTTGCATAGTATTTTGGAACACCCGTAGTAGAAGAGTTAGGATTAAACTCCTGTACAAAGTTTACATCTTTCTGTAGCAAAAATTCTTTTGAGCTAGAGTTAGTAATTGACACGCTAAACGCGGCTAAGAAATCAGAAGGAGTTGCTAGATACTGATTGCCTGAAGTCATGGTGGCTGTAGCGTTTTTTCTAAAATATTCTAAATCTACTGCTTTAAGTATTCTTTCTTCTGCCGTCTTAATAAAAGTATCAAGAGTGTCAACAAAAGTTGTTTCAGTGTTTTCCGTAAAATTTTGAATGGCTGTTTTAAGACCTGCATATGTAAAACTCATGGTGTATTCGCTGTGCCTCCCATGCCTGAATGGTTTGTACAATAGTAATAAAGGGTTGGAGCCCCTGAAGCAACCGCTATCTGTGTGTAAGCTCCACTGCTTCCCGGTGTTCCGTTAGTTGTTACTCCTGTGGTGTACTCAGATCCTCCACCATGTGTACCGTCAGAAGTTGTTGAAAAACGTAAAGGATGACCTGAATTAGACGAATCAGATTGGTCAAACCTGTAAGTGCTTCCTTCAGATAAGTTTAAAGTGGCCTGTCTAGAACTATCGATGTAATACTTATTTGAACCATAATAAGATGCCACAGTTACTGTATAAGTAGCGGCAAGACCTGTTCCTGAAGCAGTTTCATCTCCTACTGCGCTAGTTCCTTGAACACCTGTCGGACTGACAGTCACGCTTGTTGTTGAAGAACTGTCATCAGAGGCAAGAGTTCCTGTAATAGTTACAGTCCCCACAGCACCTGTAGCTTCTAAATTAGAATCTAAGGTAAAGCCAATAATTCCCGCTCCTACATTTGTAAGAACAGAAAAAGCACTAGTTTCTTTTGCAGTATCGGGTCTTGCATCGCGCAGTGCTTGAGCGTCAGCTACAACTTTATTAGGGTGTAGTTGTGGATGTTTAGCCTCATACTCGTCCCTTCCAACAAGCATACCATTCCACTCTTTACGCATATCTCTAAGACGATATCGAAAACCAGACCTATCTGATATTCCAAACGCATGTTTGCCAGATGCCATTCTAGCCATTAAT